GCGGTATTACTGTTACTCCGGTCGTTAAGTCGGGTAGTGCAACGGGTGCGTTGACAGCAGTGGCAGACGCCAATTTGTTGGGTACAGAGGCGGCAGCTGCGCTTGATGGTGCGGCGGGCGCCAATGGCGTAACCAAAATTGGTTATGTCGGCAATGACCGCTACGTGACCTGTGACCTTGTTGTGACGGGTGCGGCAACGGGTGTTTATGCCGTATCAGCTGTAAAAGGTTCGCCACGAAAAGCGCCTGTGGTTTAGCGTTATTTTAATTGAGTGACGAATAATGCCGGCCATGTGCCGGCATTTTTTTAACCGGAATTCGGTGGTGAATACCATGAAAATTAAAATGAAATCGCTAATGTGCGGGCCAAGCGGTACGCGCAACATCGGCGACGAGCTTATTGTTGGTGTTGATGTCAGTGAAAGCGAGGCTGCTGCGCTAGTTGGTGGTGGCTATGCCGCTGAGCTTGAGCCTACGCAGCAAGAGTTAGACGCTGAATTGGATCGTTTAGAAGATGAGGCGTTGGCGTATCAGGCTGAGCTAGATGCTGAGGAAGAGGCCAAAGCCCGGCAGGCTGAGCTAGATGCCGAGGAAGAGGCAAAAGCCAAGCAGGCTGAGCTAGATGCTGAGGAAGAGGCCAAAGCCAAGCAGGCTGAGCTAGATGCTGAGGAAGAAGCCAAAGCCAAGGAGGTTGATGCTGAACAGATTAAAAACGAAACAGCGGAACTCGTTTTAGAATCTGAAAGTGCGATTGCCCCCGTGGCTTCTAAATCACGTAAAGCAAAGTCGTCAAATAATGCAGCAGAATAAGTCTAAACGCGTTGCGATTGTCGCCATGGGTGGTAGTCATCGCAGCTACATCGGGTTGGCCGCCAGTCTTGGTGGTCGCCATCGTCTTGCTGATGAGGTTTGGGCGATTAACTCGATGGGCGGCGTGATTGAGCACGACCTGCTATTTGCTATGGATGACTGCAAAGTTCAGGAGTCGAGAGCGGCAGCGGATCCGGCTGGCAATATAGCTGGCTTGGTGGCGTGGCTAAAAACACACCCGCGATTCATTACCAGCAAAGTGTATGACGATTACGCAGGCGCCGAGGCGTTTCCGCTGCAAGAAGCGATCGATACCTATGGCCACGCGTATTTTAACAATACCGTCGCCTACGCCTTTGTTTACGCAATGATGCAGGGTTTCACCAGCATCAGTTTGTTTGGCTGTGATTTTGGCTACGCAGACATCAATAAAGCTGAGCGCGGTCGCGCGTGCTTAGAGTTCTGGGTGGGTATTGCGTGTGCTCGCGGTGTTGCGGTGCAAGTCGCTGCCGATAGCTCATTGCTGGATTCCAATTGCGGTGCCGAAATTAAGTTATATGGCTACGACGCCTACAACCTTAGCTTTGAGCAGGTAGAGGCCAAGGCTGCGCCACAAGTAAATTGGTCTGCGCGTGACGTGCTGCCCAGCGCAGAAGAAATAGAAGCGCGTTATTCATACCAGGGGGCGGCATGATTATTAAGTTGGAATCACCGCCTGAAGTAGAGCCGGTCAGCGTTGATGATGTAAAGAGTCAGTTGGTGCTTGGCTGCGATTCCATAGATGCGGAGCTAGAGGCGCTTATTGAGCCTGCGCGGGAAATTGTAGAGACGATCTTGGGTCGTGCGCTTATCTCGCAAACTTGGGCGCGCTGGTACGACGCGTTTCCGTCGGTAATAGAGTTGCCGTGGGCACCGTTGCAGTCGGTTGTTGCTATCACGTATGTCGATGGTAATGGCGACACCCAAACGCTCGATAGCAGCATTTATACAGTAGATGGCGATAGTGAACCGGGGAGAGTTTACCCTGCATACGGTGAGTGCTGGCCTGCGCCGCGCTGCATTCCTAAAGCGGTCAAGGTTCAGTATGTGGCTGGTTATGGTGATGCGGCAGATGATGTACCGGCAAGAATCAGGCTTGCGATTATGTTACTGGTGGGGAGTTTGGCGAATAACCGTGAAGATGATACTCCCATTGCATTGCATAAAGTGCCTTGGGGTGTGCGGTCAATGTTGAGTGATTACCGAATGTATAAGAGGGCCTGCTAATGATTCGTGCAGGTCGCTTATTCCCCGTTGGATACCTTCAGGAACAGGGTCGTGACGCAGGCGGTAATCTGTCTGCTGAGTTTGAAAATGTCGCAAATTGCCCGTTGCTGCGCGCAGAAAAATTAAGTGAAAGTGCGGGCCAGCGCAAAGCAGCTGCGGGTATGTTTGGCCATGACACCATGACCTACCGTTTGCGCTTTCGCGCAGATATTGACCGCACCAAAATTATAAGAACTGAAGCGGGTAATCAGCTCGATATTATTGGTATCGAGAACGTAGACGACCGTGGTCGTGAATTATTGGTGACCGTCCGTGACCGGCAAGCAAACTGAGGGCTTTGACGAGCTCGACAAAATGTTTAAAGAGCTCGGTGCTGCGGCAAGTGGCAAGGCGTTGCGTCAGTCGGTTAATTTTGCAGTTACGCCTATCGTTAAAGAGGCTCGCGCCAATGCTCCACAGGGTAATGAGACGCATCGAACGTATAAGGGGCGTCTTGTTGGTCCCGGCTTTTTGAGTCGAAACATCGGTAAAAAATCTTTTCTCAGTAAGTCTAAAAACTTTGCTAGTGCCTCGGTTAAGCCCGCTGGGGAGGCGTGGTATGGGGCGCTGTTTTCTAGTTCAGTGTCAAAGCCCTTTAAGACCAAGAATGGTACGCGAAGCTTTCCTAATGATGACTTTTTGGAAGAGGCATTTGATTCTAAAAAGGATGAATCTATCCGGCGTTTCTATGACGCAATAGGCAAGTATTTAGACAAAGCACTGCAAAAGACGAGGAATAAATGACAATCGAAAATGCGGTTCGCGCCTACATCATAGCGCAAATACCTGGCACCACGGTTGTTCGTACATCCGCTGATCCGGCGTTGGCTTTGCCGTTTGTTTTGCTAACAACAGATGATGATGAAGAAACTCGTACTACCGGCGTTACCCTTAATTCAAAACAGTTAGAGCTAACCGTTGATTGTTGGGCGGCTACGCCTACCGCTGCGGCGGCCTTGGCGGACCAGATTAAATCAGTGTTCAGGGATTACGTTGGTAGCTTTGGTGGTTATCAAATTATGTTCTCTCGTTTTTTTAACAGCTTCGACTCGCGTGATGGCGAGGCGGCGCAATTTGCACGGAGTTTTACGCTCCTTCTCACCTATCAAGAGGTTTAAAAAATGTCTGAATTTGCACTGGGCTACACATTTAAAGTGGGTGATGGCGAAGATCCCGAGGTTTTCACGGCGATGGATCTGATGGAGGTTCCTGAGCTGGATGGTTCGGAGGCAGCGCAGATCCCAGATCGCACCACGGCTGATACTGGCAATACCAAAAAGTACCGTCTTGGTTTTGAGGACGGCGAAACCATTGCGCTAAAAGTTAAAAAAGACTATTCCGATGCTGCTCAGGATCTTCTCCGCGCTGCGCGCACTGCCAAAACACCGATTAATTGTCAGCATGTTATGACTGATGGCACCGTTACAGAAACCTATGAGGCGCCGTATTTGGTTGTTTCTGCGCCCACCGCGCCGACTGATCCTAACGGCGATGGCGATGTGGTGATGCAGACCTTTAATTTAAAGCGCAACGATGATCACGACATTACTGAATCATGATAGCGATGATTCGACGCTGGCGGCGTAATCGCCGCCTTAGGCAGGGTTTTGTTGATCCGGTAGAGCGCAAGGTTGATGGCATTGGCGCGGTAAATGTCGTTCCAATGACTACCCAAATGTACTTCATTGCTGGCGGTATTAGCGAGTCTGATTTTGCTGACAAGCTTTCGCTGTGGGCGTGGCTGGGTTGTGAGTGCGTTGTTGAGTATTTTGGGTTAACGCCTGTGCAGCTGAGTAATCGTTTGACGCCTATTCAGCTTGTTAAGTTGGGTGCTGAGGTAATGGATGTCTCTGGCCTTACTGTTCGCGCTCAGGAATCCCTAGAAAAAAAGTCAGAACCAGCGCCCGAGACCGATTCTTCTGGCACTTAGTTGCCACTACTGGCATCGAGCCTAACGCTATTCGGCGCTGGCCATCGTCTGACTTTGCGGCAATGCAGGCGCTGTATGCCGTTGAGCCGTGGGGCGCAAATCGCGACAACGCGCACGCGGCAATGTTGGCAACACTGTATGCCAGCGCGCACACGCCTAAGGGTAAGCGCAGGCCTAGAATGTCTGACTACATGCTTAATACTAAGTCTGGCAATAGCGATAAAAGCAAGCTGCAAGTATTGCGTCATTATCTTAAGTCAACGGTGAAACAGAATGGCTGACGAGCTCCGTAAAGTACTCGTAAAGATGGAGGCCGAAACGGCTCGCTATCAGCGTGATTTAGATAAGTCGCGCAAGGAAACCAGCAAGTGGCGTAAGCAAGCTGAGCGCGATGTTAGCGATGTTGGCAAGGTCTTTCGAAACTTGGCAGCCGCAGCGGGTATTGCCTTACTTACCAAAAAAGTCATTGATGCGACTGCGGCCCAAGAGGCGGCGGTTAAGCAGCTTGAGCAGGGTTGGAAGTCGACAGGCGGCACCGTAGGATTAACGGTTGCTGAAATGACAAGGCATGCTGCAGACCTGCAAAAAGTAAGTTTGTTTGGCGACGAGCAAATTATTGAAGCGCAGTCCAAGCTAGTCACTTTTACTAATATTGCTGATGAGCAATTTAAAAAGGCGACGGTGGCGGCGTTAGATTTGTCTAGCCGTATGGGTACCGATTTAAACAGCTCGGTGCTGCAAATTGGTAAGGCCTTGAATGCGCCCATCACCGGTGTATCTGCGCTGGCAGAGGCGGGCATTCAGTTCACTGATGCGCAAAAGGATGTAATCAAAAGCCTGGTTGATACCGGGCAAATGGCTAAGGCCCAAGAGATAATCTTAAAAGAATTAGAGGTACAGTTTGGTGGTAGTGCCGCTGCGGCGCGTGACAACTTTGGTGGAGCCGTTAAGGGATTGACGGGTGCTTTTTCGGATCTGTTTGAGGCGGGTGATGGTTTAGACGATACCAAGAAATCAATCGAGGATCTTACTGGCTTTCTGCAAGACCCAGAAACAGTAGCGGCTGCTAATGCGCTAACATCTGCATTAATAAAAGGGTTTTCAAAAGCGGCAGAAATGATTGCTGGTGCCGTAAAAATGGCCAAGTGGGCTGGTGAGGAAATTGCCGCACTGGTGCATGGGCCTGCAACGGATGACGTTAATCGAATTCAGCAGCAAGTTGATAAACAGCAGCAGAAAATTGATCAGTGGCGTGCGCGAGTGGAAAATAGTGGTGGCGTTGGCGCTGCCTTTGAGCTCAAAAAAGCTCAAGAAGAAATGGATGTATTGAATCAAAAGCTGAAGGTCGCCAATGATTTGGTTGGCTCGTATAAGAATGATGCTCCTGTAATGCCGTCTACTGAGGTTGGTGGATCTGGCGTTGCAAAGAAAAAGCCAGAAGTGGCAATGGGGATTTCATCTGATCTGCAAGGTCTTATCGATAAGCAGCGTGACTATTATGCCCAGATTCATGAAGAGGCGTTGCGCGCTGACGGCATGGATGTGGAGCTTGAGAATCTTCGCTTTGAGCGCCAAAAGACAAGGCTGGAAGAAGAATACGAATTGTTGCGCAGCAAAGGCGCGGTTACTCAGCAGATAACTAACGAACAAAATCAGGCGCTATACGAAGCTGAGCGTGCGCACCAGCTTAATTTAGCAGACATAGAAGATGAGAAAACCAAAAAATTAGAAGAAGAGGCGTTAAAGCGCAAGGATTTTCAGCAGCAAACGGCTCAAATGATATTGGGTTTTACCGCGCAGCAATTGTCGATTACTACAGATATGCTGGCTCAGTCTGGTAAAGAGAATTCAGCTTTATATAAGGCGCTATTTTTAGTTCAGAAAGCGGCTGCGATACCGTCGATGATAGTGTCTACAGAGCAGGCGGCAACAGGCGCCCTTGCGGCATTCCCTGGGCCTGTTGGCTTGGCCCTATCTGCTGCTACACGGGCTTTAGGTTATGCCTCGGTTGGTATTGTTGCCGGGCAGGCCGTTGCTGGTATCGCTCACGGCGGTTTAGATTATGTACCGTCTGAGTCCACGTATTTACTCGACAAGGGTGAGCGTGTTTTAAGCCCGTCCCAAAACTCCGATCTAACACGATTTCTTGATCAGCGTGGTTCTGCGGTTAGCGGTGGCGAGAGTGTTGCCGGTGGCGCTCCGGTAAGTATATTTATAAATGGTGTGGCTTCTCAGCCAGATCGCGATGAAGTGGACGGTAATATTCGCCGCGTCATTCTTAATGAAGTATCTAGCAAGTCAACCAAAACCATGCGCGCCCTGCAAAGCCAAACCAATGTTAAGCCAAAGGGTAATTATTAATGTCTGATGCATTGGAAATGGCATTTGCCAGCGCGACGCAAACGCCGGTGCTCACGGTTATTTTGCGATCTGCCGGTTTGACAGATGGTGCTATAGCGTTTGTGCAGGGCTACTACGACATTGAAGCCACGCTTGAAGACGGCATAACTCAGGTGTTATTCGAGGCCAGCGGCGCGGCTATCGACTGGCCCAAGGCGGGCGTAGAGGGTGCAGAAGATTTAAATATAAAACTAGAAAACGTAAGCCAGCGTGCGCGGCGTGAGATTAAAGCCGCTAAGCAGCACTACAGAGCCACAGGTGAAAGCGTACAAATTGAATTGCGCCAATATTTGCCTAGCGATTATTCCGCGCCAGCGGGTGGCATCTATAAGGCCTTGGTGACTGATACCACGGTTGATCGTAACGTGGCCAGCATTAAGGGCTCGTTTCATTTGATGGTTGATATTACCTACCCTAAAAAGCGCTATTACTCGCGAGAGTATTTAGGCCTTAAGTATGTCTGATCCGCTGCGCCGTTTTAGATTGTGGCAGTACCGCGATCCGGGTCGTAACTGTTCTGATTTTGTCGCAGAGTTTTTGGCGGCGCTTACGCCGTTAACAGCTGATGATTATCCGGTGGGTGTTGTCACTGCCGACAATACGCTGGCTAAGGCCAAGGCGCATAACCGCGTAGTAACCTTGTTTGCGCCGACTGAGCCGCGCGACTTTGCGTTGGCGTGTCAGTACGTGGGCAAGGTGTTTGTGCATGTGGGCGTGGTTTACGGCGGCATGGTGTGGCACACCAGTGGCAACACCGGAACCGTAGTGGAAAGCATTGAGCACTTCAAACGGCGAGGCCAGCAATGCGCTGGCGGTACGCAATTCTGGATACATAAGAAGCTAATTTAATGGCGCAACTCATTATATACGACCAGCTTGGTAACTCGCTGGGCAGGCGTTCTGTTGTCGGCGAAACGCTAAAGTCATGGCTGCAATCGAATGTGCCAAGTTACGTAGACTTGCCGGCGCCGCCTTATTCCGCAGAGTTAAATAGTCAGCCTTGGCCCTACGCGGAGCATGGCGTTTATGTGCTGCAAGACGGCGATGTAGTGGCGCTAACAATACGGGCTCGTTATGCCGCGCTGCCTTATATTTATTACGGTTTTATTGCATTGGCAGTTGGTTACTCGCTTTATGTAGTGAGCAATCTTGAGGGTTATCAAGACAACACGCCTGCGGGTGCAAGCAGCTACAACTTAAGCGTGCGGGCAAACCGCGCGCGGGTGAATGGAATTATTCCACACATAGCTGGTAGCTTTCCGCGCTTCCCCGATTTATTGAGCGGTATTCGGCGGGCCTTTGTCGACGGTAAAGAAGTGCTCTACCTCATGTACAGCTTAGGGGTGGGGCGCTATAACACCGGAGCGGATCATGTCTATATCAGCGAGACGCCGATAAGCCAATACAGTGATGATGCTGTGCTGGGGTTTTACGCGCCCAATGCAGATTTAAGCGCAGACGATGCCGCTCAAAATTGGTTTACCAGTAAAGAGATTGGCGGTAGTCGCGGGACTGCGGGCTTAGATCTTAAATACCCAGCAGAAGACCCAGCGTATTTGTACGACTTTGTTGATACCGAAATATTTCAAACTGAGGAAGGCGCGGCATCTAGTGCAGATTTTGACGTAGACGATGTGATTTATGCCGGCTCTGGTCCCGAGGCTGTTATAGGGTATTACCTAATAACGGCAATAGACCCTAGCACACCTTACGGCATTACTGTTGAAAGGCTGTTGTCTTCAAGCCCGTCTGATATTGATCCTGATTGGTCGGGTTTTGGTAGTGAGGGCTATTTTGATGTAGATGCGTCGATAGCATTGGTGCCTAGCGTCGATGCGGGGCCGTGGTCAAACTGGTATCAAATGGCGCCAGAAGGCGAGGCCGTTTATGCGGTAGAAGTAGATTATGAATATCCGCGTGGCTTGTGGGGCGTGTCTGGTAGTGGCAGCAAAATTACTACTCTGTCGATGTATTGGGATTTTGAATTAGAGCACGACAGCGGCACAATTTCTGAGTTGATTGTAACCACCGCTAAAGATCAGTCGCCGCTGCGCTACACCTACCGCGATGATTTAGGTTCGCCGGTATATAACCCGAAAATACGTTTCCGTCGTCGTAACCGAGAAATAGACAGAAACATTGGGCAGGATCTAACTATCGTGCGCGTCAAATCGCGCCTTGAACAAAACGACAGCTATGCCGACGTAACTGCAATGACCTTGCGGCTTGTAGGCACCGACACGCTAGCAGCGAGCGGCGAGAACCAAATTAACATTCGCGGCGATAGTCGCATGCTGCCGACCTTGGCAAACCTAAAAGACCATATCGAAAACGACACCGCGCTCGCTTATTCCGCTACTAGCAGCATAAGCCGATTTGTTGCGTGGACGCTCTACGAAATGATTGGCGATGATGCTTTAGCGGCGGTTGATTGGGATCGCTTTGGCGAGCTAGAAACCCTGTGGGCGGGTCGCGGTGATGAGCTTAACGGCGAATTTACAGACGAAACAACGCTGTGGGAAGCCTTGAAAATAATGCTCGCTCCGGGCTTTGCAGAGCCGATCCCGCGCGAGGGCAAAGTCACTGCCATACGTGTTGCCGCCGGCGATGACTTTAAGCACATGTATACGCCTGACGTAATGATGAATGAGGGCTTGGTGTGGAATGAGGGATGGTATAACGACGCTGAGCCGGATGGCATAGACGTTGAATATGTTGAGCCAGACACCGGCAAGCCGGCGGTTATTGAATGCCGCCTGCCTGGTGATTTGGGTCTTAACCCTAAGCGCCTGCAAATCATTGGCGTAACAGCCGCCACTCAAGCATGGCGCATTGGCATGCGAGAGCGCCGCCGTTTGTATTACAAGCCCGCAACACTCAATTTTGAAACCGAACTAGATGCGCTGAATAGTTTACCCGGTGATGCCATTGCCATCG